ACATACAACTGCTTTGCTATTAAAAAATTGCTGTGCCACATTCCATCTGTGTCCTGTGGTGTTCCTGATGTTGTTGTTCGGCTTGGATTGTCAGTATGTAAAATATCGTTACCACCTATAAATAAAATTTTATCAATATTAAAGCTCGATACCTTTTGAAGTATTCCGGTAACACCTTGCAAAACTCTTTGTACTGCAACCTGATTGTTATATGTTTCCCCACTTTCAAAAGCGGAGCAAAGTTTACCGATATGAATATCTGCTGGATCAATAACTAATAAATAACTCTCTTTATTTTCAATTCGTTCTAATTTTGGGAACTTCGGTGCGTATTGCTGAAGGTCCTGAATCAAATCGTCACGCAATTGGTTTACATTTGCGATTTCCTTTTCAATAAAGTTTGGATTTTTTACAAATATCGAGGCTTGTTTATTCTTAACCCAAAGGTGCTTAACATTTATGTTATCAATATCGAGCGAATCGGTTGCATCGAAAACACCTTGATAATCTTCATTAAAACGTTTTCGAAAACGAGTAATATATTTTGAAAATGCTTTTGAATCGTTTCGATTGTAAGTTCTGCTTTGAACTTTGTCTATGATTTCAAAATTTTTGATTTCTGAATTTTCGTTTAAAATCTCTTTTATTCTCTGATCGTACTTTTTAAATCTTGAACTCATAATTTTTACTTTTTAAAATATATTTCAGCTTCTAATTCCCTGCGTTTAGTTAATCCGTTTAAAACCTTACCTTTTGCCTTATTCCACTTTAAAAATTCATCTTTAATCGTTGGATCAAAAGCATTAAGGTTTATTTTTTTGAGCAATGTACTGCTTTTAAATGAATTGATACCACAATTGTAAGAAAAACTTACTACAGAATTAAATTGATTTTGATTTAAAGGATAGGTTATAAGTTTAGAAACCTTCTTTGCAAAGTCATCAGCAATGGTTTTAAACATTTCAAAAGCTATATATTTCGATATTGGTTTATCGCTCATAGTTACCTTTGAACCATCACTATAAAAGCAATTTCCATACCCAATTGTAGGAATCGAAGCAGGACATAAATAAGGTTTAAGACTTAATCCTTCGAATTCACAAATAAGCAAATAACCGCTATTATTCAGACGCATCTTTATTGTTTTTTTCTAATAAATACCATCTACGAGCTGTGTAACCTGTTGCAATAATAAAAGCGAATACCTTCATTGCTGAATCTACATTTGTAAAAGTAAAAACTAAATACCCACCTGTCAATAATGAACTCTTTAAATCTAAAATCTTGTTAATCATTTTTTTAATCTTTCAACTATGTTAGTAACTCCTTCTATTCCAATGTATGCTGTTGCAATAACAACCCAATCAGCACTGGTTAATGTTTGACTAAATAAACCTCCACAAGCTATTAGAAAAACTAATAACTTGCGTGAAATCCATTTACTAATTAATATATCAAATTGCTCTTTACTCAACTATATAACCTAATTGCTCGAAAGCTAATTTAGAATATAACTCTGCACTCGTTAAATCTTGCATTTGTGGAGCAACTAATTCAACAGAAAATGCACCTTGTTGTACATCTGTAAAGATTGCACCTGCTCCATCTTTAAACGCTTCGTGACTTGCATAAGTTGAAGCTGCTATTTCTAACGTTACACCGTTTGCACGACCTGCGTATTCAAGTCTTACATAAACGTTTGGTAATTCAATTGCTGTTCCTTGAATTAAAATCTTTTTTTCTGCCGTAGCACTTACTAATAATCCCATAATTTATTTATTTATTTGTTTTATCCTATGTATGTCCACCCTGTGGATTTGTTAATATATAATCCTTCTACTACATCTGTGCAATATACACATAAACCAACTGCAGGAGTTGCTATTAATAGCCTTTGTGCATTTGTCATTCTTGGAGGAAGGAAACCTTGAGTTGTACTTTCAACTGTTAATTTTGAACTTGCAATATTTGTTGATGTTCCTAATAACAAACTTCCTAAACCATTAATTAACATCAAATCCCCAGTATCAGCACTATTCCTAACTCGTAAAGCTATATCAGTTGATAATGCTCCAGGTGCTTTGATTTGAAGTTTACCTCCGTTGTCTGTTGTGGAATTAATAACTAAATTACCATTTGAAAAAAATTGACTATTAAAATTTCCTCCAGCTGATGCAAAAGTTAAATTTGAAAATCTTAAAATTAAATTTTGAAATGCACTATTTGAATTATTAATACTTGTTAAATATGCATTACTTCCTACTGTCACAAATTGTAAAGCAGTTGCATTAGTTGTCCCCCAATTTGATGAATTACCGAAAACTTGCATACCACCTGCGGTAGTTTGAATAGTATTATTACCTGTTATAAAACCCAATCCATTAACAGTCATCAAATCCCCCGTATCAGCACTATTCCTAACTCGTAAAGCTATGTCTGTACTTAATGCTCCGGGTGCTTTGATTTGTAATTTACCGCCGTTGTCTGTTGTGGTGTTGATTAAAAGGTTACCATTTGTATTTAAACGCATTAATTCAGTTAAACTAATAGATGAACCAACAGCTCCTGTTCCTGAAGTTTTAAATACAAATCCACCTGCTGCAAAATCTATTAAACTAACGCGGTCGTTAAATCTTCTTATAATATTACCTGTACTATTTAAACAATAATTGCTACCAACTCCACCATAAGAAGAAGTTGAAAATCCACCTAATGAAGAATATCCTCTTACATTTAAATTGCCATAATTTGCTGATAAATTATCTCCAATATCTAAACCATATACTGAAGTAAGCCCTGTAAATGGCACATTATTATTTATACCTAATCTATTATTCGTATCATCCCAAAAGAAGTTACTATTATCTTGTGCTATTGTCGTACCATTTGAAAACAATACTGAACCTGAAGTAAGGGCAGGTAATTGAAATGGCGTGTAACCTAATGCACTTATAACTGTTTTAGGTTTCCATAATAACGTAGGAGTATCATAAGTTAAAACTTCATTGTTATTTGGTGCAATTGCTGATACATTATGTAATTCTTCTAATTCATAACCGTTATCAACTTTAACAAAAATCTTACCTTGAGTAATATGTGCATATTCTACAAATCCAATAATAACTGTGTGTATAGGTGCAGCAGGTTTTATATTTGTAGCTTGTCCCGCAATTGTTCCACTCAAATAAAGCACATCACCATCTGCCCAAGTTTCGCCTTGTAAACTTCCAGTTGTATTTATTTGTTGAACTTGTCCGCTTGTAGTTATAAAACCCTCTTGATTGTTTGCAATAGTTTCTGTAACTAAACCTAAAGTTGTAGTGCTGTTTAAATCATTATTCGCCAAAGCTAAATCTACTTTCGGTCTTTGTCCTTGCGCTCCTGTAACTCTTACAATTTGATAATTTGCTTCTAATAAAGTTATATTAGTTGTTGTTTTATTTACAACTCTTGCAACTGTTTCTTGACCTATTTGTAAAGTAACTGCACCACCTTTTAATTTTAAATCTAAAGTTCCTGCAGTATCATTCCAAAACATTGAACCAACTCCTGTTGGTGCATTTGTCGGTGTTAAATCAAATTCTATGTTTCCTGTTTGTAATCCAAACTCTCCTAAATTTACATCTTGTGTTGCACCTGTATAAGGAACATAACCCGTAACAGGAGGAATATCTTCTAATGTAATAAATGGATGAATACCATCTTCACCATCGTTTGTTAAATCTGATGTTTTTGTAACAGGTGAACCTGAAATACTATTAATATTTACAGTTGTAAGATTTGGAGTTACATCAATAGTTACATTTTCTGTAGTAGATGTTATATTAAAATCAATAACATCTGTAGAAATAGAAGGATTTATAACTACGTTTTCAATAGTTTCGTTTACGGTTATATTTACATTATCTGGCATACTATCTCGTTATATCACATTTAACAACAAAATTACCTTCTACCCAAGTTTTAACAGTTCCATCTGAAAACGTTATTTGTATGTCATAAATATAATTAAATTCAGCTATATTAATAATCTGTTGATTGATTTTAAATAAACCACCTGCAGCGTTTGTAATAGTTAGTCCTGCACTTGCAACTGAAGTTAAAGCTAAAATAGCAACTCCATTACATTCTTTTTTTAACTGCATTTTAATAACAGCTCCTGTTAAACTTAATGCAACCGTATTTTTTACAACTGCAAAATTAACCGCTTCAAATGTATCTCCTTTTATATGTGAAAAATTTAGTGCCATAGTTTATTTATTAATTATTTCTAAAATCCCCAGCATCATTTTGAATAAACCTTTTCATTTCAGGCAAATACCAACCTCCAAAATTCGCACTCATCAAAGGAATCTGTTCCCCTGTTTGTGCTAGGTAATATTCAGGATATAATTGATAGTTATCAATCATATAATCTATGAATTTTTGAGTATAGTTATTTGCAATTTGTCTTTGCTTTTCCACCAAGTAATCAATCTCTGATTTTCCAACCGATGTACTATTTTCGGAGTTATGTTTATATACTCCTTTATTAGCAATTGTATAAGCTGAAAACGGAAGGATTTCAACCATTGCCCATTGACAAACCATTGGCTTAATATAGTTATTCAATAAACTCAAATAGTTACCTGACAAAGTTCCAGCTACTAAATCATCGTTTATTTTATCAAATAGTTTGCTTCCTAAATAGCTATATATATGCGTGTCCTGTGCAATTATAATGAATTGCTTTGTCTTGTCAGGATCTAAATTCCCATTTAAAGCAGTAAACTGCTTCAATTCTTTATCTGTTATAAAAAGTGCTTTTGCCATTATCCTTTATAATTTGGGTGATGTCCGATATTCGGCATATCTATTGGTGCTATTTTTGATTCGGTTAATCCTGCTGGAGTTGGTTTATATCCTGCAATTGAATTTACTTCTTCGCTTGAACTTAATGCTCTGTCCTGATATGGTGTTCCATCAGTTTTAGTTTTTAATCGATATAGATTTTCATTCCAAAAATGTGAACAAGCTACTCCGCCTTTATATTTAAAAAGTGAATAAGATTGACCTTCGTGTCCAAAGTTTTTATTTACTCCCTGAAAACTTGCCTGATCTATATCTTCTTTTCTATAAACAACTCCTGAAGATGTTCTAGACATCATTTGTCTGCAGAAGTTTCTAGAGTTTGGCTTTGAATATCTTTCTGCATATTCATAACGTACTTTATATAAACCTTTATCCAAATAACTTTTAGCACTTGGACTCGATTTAATTACTTCGGCTAATCTTTGTAAACTTGTTTTTTTTTCAGAAATTAATTTATTTGCCCATTCTTCAATTGAAATATTTTCATCTGAATGTTCTCGTTTATCTACTAATTCCCATTCGTCATCAATTGATTCCCCATTTAATGAATCAATATCAAAATGATCGTGAGTTTCTTCACTCATTTTAACAGGTTCAACTATTGCGGTTGCCAATACATCAACCAATGGATTTAAAGGCTTAAATGTTAAATCTAAACTAATACCATTAAAAGCTAAAATCTTGTCTATACCATCGCAAAATTGCTCTTGATTTGGAATGATTACATTATTATCAAATAATATAAACGCACTTTTCAATTCGTCTGCATTTGAACTAAATCCATTTGCTGAAGGAATACCAAATAATAAACCTGAAGTAACTCCGTGTGATAATAAAATTTTATCTCTTGCCTCTGTACTCAAATATTGATATTGTTCTGCTGCCTTATTTACAGGAACAGATTCAATTGTAGTCTTTTTAGTTTCATCAGAACTAAAAGAAACAATAGTTTTAACTCCTGCTGATCCTGTTGCTTTATGAATTACTGAATCAGCTATCGTTTTTTGTTGGTCCTCTGGAGGGATTCCGTTTGCGAAGTTTACAATTGTCAAAGGTGAAAATCCTGTTTGAACTAATGAAATTAAATATTCAGAAATATCCTCTTCTAATTTTGCGTAAGAAATCCCGCCCAAATATGAAACGCTGCTAAAATATTTTTGACCGATTGTATAGTTACCAATCATTAATATTTCTAAAGTTTTATCTCCGTTTCCAAATGAAGGAATAATAGTAGTTGGAAATTCTCTTAAATTTGCCCAATTATCGGAATAATAATAATTTTCAATTACACCCTCTTTGTTGCATTTTTCAGGTCTTAATAAGTGTACCGGTATATGTTGAACCTCTACAATATTCTTTTTATTTTTAGAATAAATAACTTGTAAAGCACATTGCCCTAAAAGATACATATCAGTCACCGCTTTTTTAGTTGTTTCTTTACTAAAAAGCATTTTTAACTGTGCATATTCAGCCATTTTTTGACTAGAATCCCTTGCATCTAATCCTTTTCCGTAGATTAATTTAACGATGTTGTTAATAACCTGATTATTTGTAGTGGAATTATTATATCTATCAATCAAAAACTGATAATAATCGTTCTTTTCTCCAAATTTTACATAGTTATCTTGTCTACTTTCCACCGCTTTGGGAGGATTATAGGCTGCTAATTCTACTATTTGATTGTTATTCATATATAATTGTATTTCCTGAAGCAGTTACATAGGTATCTTTATTGATGCTATATGTACTTACTGTTTGATTTGTGCAAAATATCTTATCTAAATAGACAATATCATTATTATTAAAGACTGATAATTGATAAAAATGGTTTTCTTGTAGGTCAAAAATAGCACTACAGGTTATATAATAGTCATTTTTATAAAAATCAGGCATTAAAATAGCCTCTTCGTTTGTGCTTTCATTGCGAATAAGCAAAGAAGTTGCATCCATTATTCTAGGAATGAAACTAATTGATTGTGCATTGATGCTTTGCAAAAGTATTATCATATATGTATAACGTTTTTTTTTATGTTTTGTTTCGTTTTTATATTAAAAATCCCTTACTAAATTTAATTAATAAGGGATTTTATTTTAACAACAACAAATTTAATTATGTACCGACTGTAATAGTGTCAATAACTGTACTTAAAGCACCTTCTAAAAAGTTTGCAGGTACAGGTTCTTGTCCTGATAATTCAATTGTATATCCTGACATATCGCCTAAAGCAGTACCGGTTACAATTGTTCCCCCTGTTACATCCATTCCGTGAGCTAACCCAGCAAAGAACAAGTTTCCGTTATGGTCTTGTATCACTACTTGTGGTCTACCATAGGCTAAAAGTTTTAACTCTTTATGGTCTTTAACAGTTAATTTTTTTAATGATAAACTCAATTTTTGTTCAAAAAAAGTTGTTCCATTATCTCTTGAACTCACTATTGTTTGTTCAAAGCTATTCGTTCCTCTTAAATCATACTTTACTGCCGTAATTGTTCCTGTTACCGATGCAATAGCATCAGTATTTACAGCACCATAAACAACTGTTGAAGGATCAATTAATCCTGAAGTAATAAAATAAGCAGCTAATAATCCTCCGTTCGAACTCTTACAAGGTTCTAAACGCCCTAAACTCAAATCGCATCCTGGCATATTTTTTTTTATTAAAAACCGCCCGAATTAACGAGCGGTTAGATTATTAATTATCCTCCGTAAAGAACTCCTTTTGTAGCTTGTCCAACATTGGCAGCCAAAGTATAGATAGCTCTAACAAATTGAGTATCTCCATCGTTAACAGTTTTACCTACTTCAAATCTATTTACGTCATCAGTTAAATCAGTATTCCAAGATACAGCAGCTGGTCTTTGAGCGTAAGCCAAGTTATTTGTAGGAGCTGGAACGAATAACATTTCAACACCGTTGTAATAACATTTTGAATCGTTAGCAGCTGATTCAAACAAGAAGTTTACTTGTTGAGCAGCACCTACTGCGTTATTCGCAATTCTTGCTAATTGTTTCCAAGCTCGTGGAGCATATATTTTAACAGGCGATGTAGTATCGGCTAAAATTTCAGCAGGAATAGCAGCATAAATCAAAGCACATTGTGCAGCAATGTTTGCAGATGTTACAGTTGTTCCTGTTACTTTGATATAACCACCTAAAGCAGCGTTATCATAAAGTACTTTCGCAAATACACCATCAACTGGTCCAGCAGTCAATCCAGCTACAGCCGTTTGAGTTGCAGCAGTCATAGATCCTTGAGCAGCACCTGGAGTTAAAGCAGCGATTGCAGTTTTAGTAGCTGAAGTAATACCTCCCCAAAATTGAGTTTCAGCATCTTCTGAAACGTTTGGAGCGTATTGAGCCAATACAGTTGAAGCGAATTCAGATGATTCAATATTGAAAGCACCAGGATTCATTGAGCGACCGAAACGACCTGCTCTCAAAGATTCTTGTAAGAATGTTTGTTTGTACTCTAATTTAGTAGGAGTGATAATTCTATCAGTAATGGTCATTGAACCACTGTTAGAAAGTGCAGCACCTGTATAAAGTTGAGCTGTTACAGAAACAGATGCTTCTGTGAAAATTGTACCTGCTTTGATATCTGTGTTAAATGTAACATAGTTATCTGCGATTGTTTTGTTAGCGAATAAAACTTCCTCTAGGATTGGTTCTACTGCCTTCCCTCTAATGTCTACCGAAGTATAAGAAATTGCCATATTTATTTATTTTAAATTTTGTTTAATTAATCTGAATTTTTCGAGTGCAGTCATCTCTCTTTTTACTGCTGGTTCTGGATTAGAAACAATTGCTTTTGCTCCTGCTTCTGAAAGTTCAACTTTGATAGCTTCCAATTCAACTTTAATAGCTGAAAGTTCGGTTTTCAATAATTCGTTTTCAGATTCTAATTTTTCAACCTCAACTTTTACCTCTGCGAAAAAGGTTTCTTTTGTAATTGTATCAACTACTTTTTTAATTGGTGATGTTACTTCGGCAGTTGCCTCAACTTCAACCTCTGTTTCAGCAGCTTCTTTCGGCTTAACCTCTTTTATGATTCCCTCTACTTCAACTACTACTATCATACCGTCTGTGGTTTCGTGTTCTCCAACAGGAGCTGGAACGATTCCATCTGGTGTAACAATACCAACTGAATAGTCAGGTGCAAAGGCTTCAGCTTCTAAAACTGTTACTCCATCAACTAACGTCATTTGTTCAAGTTTCACCTCAATAGAAAGTAAAGTCTTGATTTTGTTTAGTGTTTGTTTGTACTCCATTTTTTTTAATTTATTAATAATTCTTTGATTGCATTATATAACTTTTGATCCTCCGACATTTGTACTTGTTCTCCAAAAAATCCTTCGATCGAAAATCCTTTTATTTCTCCTTTAATTATTTTATTTCTAATATCTTCATTGTCTACTGAAATTGCAACCAACCAAGTATTTAAAGGATAATCAAATCCGTACATTACAGACTTGTCGTTTACCATATCCTCTTTCAACCAAGTTTCAACAACATTAACCCCTTCGATTTTTGTTTTGTGTTGGAGTGTTGAATTTCCCTGATTACCATCCTTCATAAATTTGTGAGCGGTTTTGGTAATCGTTTCCCCGCTAAAAAATACTTGAAACACATCCCCATCTTCGCCCATTCTATCAATGTGCATATCAGGAATAAGAACAGCACCTACTAAAATGTTTTTTTTAGCTGCTACTTCTTTAAATTCAATTTTATGATCTTTTGATAATGCTATCCAATTTTCTTGAATCGCTGGTCTATCGACTAAACTAATAGCAAAAACCCCTTCATTATCTTCATCTAAAATTAATTCAACTATCTTCATATATGTATAACGTAAAAAGTACTGTTTTGTTTCATTATTTAGACTAAATAAAAATAACTATCCTAAAGATGCGTTTGTAATTATATTACGATTTAAAGATTGACCTGTTGAAACATCTGAAGCAGTAACGTATGCTTTAATAGGTGGTTGCTCTCTACCTAATGTTTGTGCTAATTGATTTGCTCCTGAATTTCCTACTACATTGAATTGTGGTGCTGTTGTTCCTGCTTGTGCTGCATTTCCCATTGGTGCTGAACCTCCACCTCCACCGCCTGGAACTTTAACTGCTAAAATAGATTTAACATTTTTAATACCTGCTGCAATTGCAATACCAGCATTAATAGGTGCTAATATTGGTCCAACATAAGGAATACCTACAGTAGCATCGTATGCTTTTTGTGCTGAACTAAAAGTATTTATTGTAGCACTTGCAACAGCAGCGGCTTTTCCTGCAGCAGTTTCCTTGCCTAATAAATCGGACATTGCAGATAGAGTATTTGCAACAGCATCAGCAGCTTCTAATTTAGCTTTCATTTCTTCAGCAGCAATAGCTTTTCTTATAGCTGCTTGTTCTTTTTCATTTGTTGTTCTTGCAATTTGTGCTACTCCTATTTGATTTAAAGATGAAATTTCTAAACCTGCTGCAGGAGTTAATTCGTTTTCTAAAGGTTTATTTTTTTCACGTTCTTTCATTATAGCATCTGAACGTTCCTTTTCTGTTTTTAATCTTG